ATATGAATCAAGAGGATTTGTGGATGACGTTGACTAAATGTAAAGACAAATATTGCAAGGTCAAAAAGAAAGACAAAAAAGCAATACTAAAATCTGATGGACTAGTACACGAAGATTGATAATATACGAACCTAGACAATTAATAAAGGTAAACACACCTAAAGGCAAGGCGAGAGTTTTATTTGTTACAGAATATGGTATAGAGACTCAAAAACTGTTTACATGTGTTATAGATGATAATGGAGAGATATGGGAATTTTTAAATCACCAAATTACTGTAGAAAAGAATCCTACAGTAACAGGCTTTGAGTAGTGCTGGGTAATTACTCCAGACTTCCTATAGGCGTGCAAATTCACACTACACTACAAAAGTATATATAACCCCCAAATATATAAATTATATGAGCAAGAGCAAGTCCCGCGAAGACGATGATACTACAGTTACTCAGGAACTAGTCGAAGAGGACGTAGTTAAATCATGCACTTGTTCAAAAGAAGCAAGGGTGCTTAATTGTAAAAACCACCCTATAGAAGGATAAGTCCCCTGCAAGAAGCATAGAACATTTAAAGTCCCGGTCAGGAAGTATAATACATATAAAGACAACACTTATATATAGTAGTAACTTTTATATACTATGGAATCACCTCAGAAAATGGCTAGAGATATAGAAGAAATTAATGAGAAAATTGATAAACTACATAGTGAGTTAGAGGCTTTACATGATATGAGGGATGATTTAATAAGACAGTTAGCAAGTAGCCCGACTAATATATAAATACAATAGATTACAACATTTAATATGTTGATGACTATATTTACAATGTGTGCCATTATGGTTGGTGCAGCAGGCTATGATTGTGATGAAAAATGGGCTGTCTATATATATGATGATTTTGATATATGGGATGTATGTTATCCGGGAAAGAAATCATTTCATCATGCTATAGCAGGATGTGCAATGTATGATGACAATAGAGGATATCAGATTATATTAGGAAGAGGAGGAACAGCAGATTCACACACAGGGGATGATATATTCTTACATGAGATAAAACATCTTTCATGCCTATGTAATTATCATGCAAATCCTCCAGAACCGCCTAGACGTTGATATACAAAAACATGGATTTTTTTACAAAAATATGGGTTTTTATAAACCTTATATATTAGTCATAAGAAGTTAACATATGGTAAATTTAACCAATGTAGCTTACAATCTACGTCACCTTGGTAAAAGTTTCACAGAGACTACAAGCAGACCATCTGTTATGCAGCCATACATGGCTACAGACACAGGAGCCAAGTTACCAATATTCCCATATCCGTTAATTATGATTTATGAGCTTGCAGATAATGTAGATGCTCTTAGAATACCTATAGAGACACTAAATAGAGAAATGTTTAAGAATGGATTTGAAGTAGTTGAGAAATTCAAGTACAAATGTACTAATTGTGAGAAAGAATTCAAATACAAACCAACAAAAGGAGGTTCAAAAGACAATTCACCTGATTCACACACACTATCATCTGATAAAAAGATAGATAACGATAGAAACCTTGCTTGTGATGAATGTGACTCTACAAAACTAGTCAGACCAAAACCAGAAAACAGAAAAATACTTCAAAAACTGTTTACAGAGCCAATTAATAACAACAGACAGACAATCATGGATGTCTCTAGGATGTTAGAAAGGGATTTGGAGATTGCAGATGGTGCATACATGTTAGTTTTGAAAAGTTATAACATTGATGACAGGACTGGAAAGATTGACCATAAGAAAAGTATCATTAAAGAGATTTTAAGGGTAGACCCACCTCAAGCTGCTATCATTGCTGACTCTGATGGACGTATTGGGTATGATGATAAGAGGAATCCTGTTTATGTTTGCCCCTTTTTTGAACATAGGGACAAGAGACTAACACAAGACAAATGTATTAGGACAACAGACGGGTATCACTCTGTACCAGTACAGGCTTTAAAGGCAACACATGAAGTTTCATCAGTTTACTCTATAGGTATACCTCAACCAAAGAGAGTTATCTATGCAGATGGTGAAATTATTTGGAAAGCTGGTAAGTATAGACCCGGTTTGATATATGGCATGTCACCAATCTATGCAATATGGTCAAAGGTAATGGCACTCAGTCACATGGACGAGTATATTAGAAAATACTTTGATAAGATGAGACCACCAAGAGGCTTGTTGGTTGTTGCATCAAGAAATTATGAGACTTTTAAGAAAGCTTGGAACGCTTTGGAAGAAAAAGCAACTGAAGACCCATACATGATACATCCATTGATGGTAGAGTCAGAAAAGGGTGGTAGAAACATGGCACAGTGGTTGGATTTCACTGGTTCACTTAAAGAATTACAATTTTTGGAGATGAGAAAAGAATTAAGACAAATTATTGGTGCAATTTACGGAGTGTTGCCATTATATTTCGGAGAATTGCCTTCCGGTTGGTCTAATGAAGGATTACAAGTTACAATTACTAACAGAGCAGTAAAATGGGGACAAGATGTTATGTTTGAATCATTCTTTGACATACTTGCAAAGATGATGGGAGTAGATGATTGGGATTTAAAACTAAAAGCTGGTGAAGAAGCAGACAGACTAAGAGAATTAGAAATAGAAGCACAAGAAATACAAAACAACGCATCATTACAAACAATGGGATTCCCAGTAGAGAGAACACACCAAGGTCAATGGAAAGTTGGTAAATATCCAACATTTGAACAGACACCAATGGAAGGAATGGGAAGAGGAGATTCTTTAACTGGTGATAAAGAGAGAACACCAAAGTCGGAAGGTTCTCCAATGAGACAAAGACCATCAGACGCAGGTAGTGCAGGACAAGGGCATCCAAGTCCCGGTGGAAAAAGAAGTGGTGCATTCAATCAATCACAAAAAGCACATTCATTTGAATTTTGGCATAGCAGAATGATAGATGATGGATGGGGTTCAACCGCAGCAGCAGAAGAAATTCTTAGATGGAAAACAACTACAAATAAATCAGGTACATTGTATATTCCAAACCAAGTAGAGAGTGAGCATCCAGCAGATTTCAAGGATGATGTACCAAAACCAGAGAAACCACATCTAATGGGAAAAGAACCACAGATAACTGAAGAGGAGAGCAAAAGGTCATGAACCCTTACGCAGGAATGAACGAACATAATTTTAATTTGATTAAAGAAATATTACTTGAGAGTATGGCACATGCCCCTCCTTTACCACCAGCTTCAATAGCACAAAAAATAGCAGACAAGACAGGTATGAGTGCTGAACTTGCAAGGCAATTAGTACAGGAAGAGTTAATAGGGGCAATGAATTGGCTAAAATCAGGTGATAACATTTAAATGAATTTAAGACAAGCTTTAGGTAGAATTGGTGTTCCGGATACAAGAACAGAAGCATCAAGACTTATAGATAAAAGTATTCAATATTTTGAAGACAGGAGAGCATTTTGGCAGAAAAACTTAGAGTAGATTGGGGAGAAACTTACATAGGTAAAAAACTATGGGAGAAGCATCAGGCTGATGAATACAAGAGAGTAAACAATTACAAGGAAGCTCTATGTTTTAACTGTTTCAAGACAGGGGCAGCAACAGCAACAATAGTAGACATATGCCATGACTGTATAGTGAAGAAAGGTCATAAAGAGGCTATGCTGGCAAAGATTAAAGAGAATTATTATGGTTATTGTTTTTTCTGTGATTCATACAATTTTACTGTATATCAGATTAATGCCCGGTTTTGTAAAACATGTAATGACAGGATAGTTCGTAGATTACGTGATTATAACAAAAAAGGTGGTTATTTGGGTGTAGACCCATTTTGGCTACATATGAAGAGAAAACATGGTAAAGACTGGAATATTATAATGCATCAACCCGGAAAGTAGTTATTCCTTATCCTTCTCTAAAATTAGGTTAATCCTATTCTGTACCGTATCAAACGTTCTATATTCAAAATCTATTAATCTCTTCTTTTTGTCATCTCCAACATATCTATCTACTTTGAACAGAAGCATTGGTTTTCTAAGAAACTTGGGATAATACTCTATCTGACCGTAGAATGTATGTTTAGGGTTGTATCTTATTGATTTATATTTTACAACAACTTCATCACCTGTTGCATACTCTCCTAGTGTACCATTTTGAAAATGTACTATTGTTTTGGTTAAATCAGGTCTATGTTTGGTACTTAACGTTTTAGTGATAAAATACAGCTTTGATTTGTCTTTAATGAACATATCTATTATTTTTGCTCTATACACTATATCATTGTCCTTCCCACCATAAAACATCTTATATTGTTCCATGTTTTCATATACGTA